CAGCTAACACTGGTGGTGGTGGAGGCGGTGGAGAAAGAGATGTTCCACAACTCCTTGGTTATGGCGGAGGATCTGGTATAGTAATAATAAGGTACAGGTATCAATAATTATGGCAAGTACAATTAAAGTAAACAATATTCAAAATCAATGCGGTGCTAACATCGCTAACAAATGTGGAACAACTATTACACTTGGTGCAAGTGGCGATACCATTACTCTTGCATGCGGTGCAAGTCAAACAGGATTCGGTAGAACAGGAACAGTAGACTGGGATACAACAGCTAAAACAGCATCATTCACAGCAGTGAGTGGGAATGGGTATTTTGTAAATACTACATCTGCGGCAGTGACAATGACTTTACCAGCTACACCTTCGGCTGGTGATATTGTAAGTGTTAAAGATTATGCTTATACTTTTGAAACAAATAATTTAATAGTAAACCCTAATGGATCTAATATTGGAGGAGCAAGTCAAACCAATATTAATTATTCTGTAAATGGAACTTCTAAAACTTTTGTTTATGTAGATGGTACTCAAGGTTGGTTAGTAACTAACGAATCAACAGATACATCTACCGCTGAAGCTTTTATTGTAGCAACAGGTGGAACAATTACTTGTTGTGGAGATTATAAAATACATACTTTTACAGGACCAGGAACTTTTACAGTTTGTTCTGTAGCTGGAACACCTACTAATAATATAGTTGATTATTTAGTGGTAGCAGGTGGAGGAGGAGGCCATGGTAAAGTAGTCCCTACTTCAGATAATGCATCAGCGGGTGGAGCTGGTGGTTTTAGATATTTTTTAAATACAACTTGTGCACCAACTGCCTGTGCACCAGGAGCACCTAGAAATGGTTATGGAAGTCCAACACCTTCTGGAACTGAAATTACAGTTACAGCAACTTCTTATCCAATCGCAGTTGGAGCAGGAGGTGCAGGTAATCCTGGAAATAGCGATGGTTGTGCAGGAGCAAATTCAACTTTTTCAACAATAACATCAACTGGTGGAGGTGCAGGAGTTTCAGGTAATGGTCAACCTGGAGGTTCTGCTGGCGGAGCAGGAAGAGGTTCGCCTATAGGATCAGGAAATACACCTCCAGTAACTCCTTCTCAAGGATCAAATGGTGGTACAGGAGCTCCATCTTCAGGAGATGATGCAGGTTCTGGTGGTGGAGCTTTAGGAGTAGGTTCACCTACTGGTTCAAATGCTGGTAGTGCAGGAGGAGCTGGTGCTGGAATACCTAGTGCATTTGGAACTTCTGGTGAAAACTGTGGCTCATATTATTATTTCTCTGGTGGTGGTGGAGCTGGTGTGAGTAGAATAGATTGTGCTTCGGCAGTTGCAGGTGGAATTGGAGGCGGTGGAAACGGTGGAAGACCTTCAGCAGTTGCAGGTCAAAACGGAACAGACAATACAGGTGGTGGAGGAGGTGGTCCAGTAAGAAATTTCAATCAAGCAGGTGGAAACGGTGGATCAGGTATAGTAATAATAAGGTATAAATATCAATAGGTAAATTATGAGTGAAGTAAAAGTAAATAAAATTAGTCCAAGAACAAATTGTGGTACAGTCCAGTTAGGAGATAGTGGTGACACTATTACCATTCCTGCTGGTGCAACAATTTCTAATTTAGGAACTGCAGCAGGTTTTGGTTCTACAGGTGAAGTGTCTTGGAATACAACAGTTCAAACAACAAGTTTTACAGCAACATCGGGTAGTGGTTTTTTTGTAAACACAGCAGGTGGAGCAGTGACAGTAACTTTACCTAGTTCACCAAGTGCTGGGAATGTGGTTGCTATTTCAGATTATAATTCTACAGCAGCAACAAATAATATTACAATCGCTAGAAATAGCTCTAATATAAATGGAGGTGCACAAGATATAATATTATCAAAAGCTAATTCAGCAATTCAATTAGTTTATGTAGATGCAACAACTGGTTGGCAATCTGTCACTAGTGCAAACACAGCCGATGTTGAAAATCCAAATTTAATAGCAACTGGTGGAACTATTACTACTTGTGGTGATTGCAAAATTCATACTTTTACTGGCCCTGGTACTTTTACAGTAACAAATGCTTCACTTATTCCTGCTAATAATACAGTTTCTTATTTAGTTGTAGCAGGAGGTGGCGGAGGATCTGGATCACACGGTGGTGGTGGTGGTGGAGGTGGATTTAGAGAATACAAAAATCCTGTTACACCTTACATAGCTAGTCCGTTAGATGGTAATCCTTGTGGAACAGCTATAACAGTAACAGCAACAGCTTTTCCAATAACAGTTGGTGGAGGTGGTGCAGGAGGGCAAGATCCTGGTACAATTAATGGTGGTCAAGGATCAACTTCAACTTTTTCAACAGTTTCATCAGCAGGTGGAGCTGGTGGAGCAAATTATTCTAATTCTGGTCTCTCCGGTGGATCTGGAGGTGGTGGTAAAAGTCCAGCAGGTACTGGAAATACTCCACCCGTTACACCTCCTCAAGGATCAAATGGTGGAACAGGACCAGGAATTGGCCCTAATTATGCTGTTGGTGGTGGTGGAGGAGCAACTGAAGTGGGTCAAAACGCTTGTGGTAATACTTGTTCAGGTAGAGGTGGTGCTGGTGCAACAACTTCAATTTCAGGAAGTCCATTAGCATACTCTGGTGGTGGTGGATCAGGAACATACCAAGGAGGAACAGCAGGAGCTGGTAGTCCTTGTGGCACAGGTGGTGCAGGTGGTGCAGCAGGAGGAAATAATCCAGGAACAGCAGGAACAATTAATAGAGGTGGTGGATCAGGTGGAAGATCATATCAGACTACTGGAGGAAATGGAACTGCTGGTGGTTCAGGAATCGTAATAATAAGATACAAATACCAATAATAATTATGTATTTACTAAAATTTAAAATTAATATATAAGGAGAAACATTATGGCACATTTTGCAAAACTAGGAGCAAACGGAAAAGTTATTCAAGTATTAACTTTGAATAATTCTGATATGTTAAATGCTGATGGCGTTGAAGACGAAGCAGTAGGTCAACAATATTTAGAACAACACAATAATTGGCCTGCACAAATGTGGATTCAAACTTCATACAATACAGCTGGCGGACAACATAAAAACGGTGGAACTCCATTTAGAGGAAACTATGCAGGTATTGGTTATACTTGGGATGAAGATGATCAAATCTTCTGGCCTAAAAAACCATATGCTTCATGGGTAAAAAATATTTCAGAAGCTAGATGGCAATCTCCAATCGGTGATGCACCTGCTTTAACTCAAGAACAACAAGATCAAAATACAGCTGAAACTCATGCTTGGTATTATGCTTGGAATGAAGAAACAACAGCCTGGGATTTGACAAATAGTCTAGCATAATATATATCTGGTGGTGGTATGCAAAAGAAAGTACTAACAGAGCAGGCTTTATACTTCGGTGATATTGATATGCCGAAAGGTTTTGAGATAGACCGAGATAAATTATCAGGCGATATTTTACAATCAACATTTACAGATTCAGAGTTTCCATTTTCAAGAACTTGGGACATGTTAAATACTTACATGAGAGATCATGTAAATTTAGAATATGGTTTCCAACTTGTTAATAAAAGAACTTGGGGTGATATGTATAAACCCAATCAACAAACAGAACCATTACTCAATATTGATCCTGTAGATTTAAGAAACTCACCAGACTATACATTACTTTATGGTGTTAAAACTAATAACTGTTTTGTAAGAATATTTTATAATGATAATAGAAGAAAAGGAAGAAGTTGGGACATACAATTAAAAGATAATATGTTTATTATGTTTCCATCTACAAATATGTATTACATAAACAACAGACAGAAAGATTCTTTGAACTTTGTGCAAACAATAACTTATGAATATATCTAATCATTATTGGTATTTTAAATCTGCATTAACACCTAGATTTTGTGATGATGTTATAGCTTATGCTAATGAACAAAAAGAAGTCATGGCAAGAACAGGTGGATATGGTGATAGAGAATTATCAAAACAAGAAGTATTAGATTTAAAAAAGAAAAGAAACTCTGATTTAGTTTGGTTAAATGATACTTGGATATATAAAGAATTACACCCATACGTTCACGAAGCAAATAGATTAGCTGGTTGGAACTTTGATTGGGAAAGAAGTGAGTCTTGTCAGTTTACAAAATATAAACACAATCAATATTATGATTGGCATTGTGATAGTTGGGATAAACCATATGATCGTAAAGATCCTAACAATCCAGAGCACGGCAGAATTCGAAAACTATCTATGACTTGTCAGTTAACAGATGGTTCAGAATACACAGGTGGTGAATTAGAATTTGATTTTAGAAACTACGATCCACATATGAGAGACGAAGCTAAACATTTGAGAAAAGCAAAAGAGATTCTACCAAAAGGATCTATTATTGTATTTCCATCTTTTGTTTGGCATAGAGTTAAACCCGTAACCGCTGGTACAAGATATAGTCTTGTAGTTTGGCATTTAGGAAGGCCTTTTAAATAATGTTTATAAATAATTATTTCAACACAACTATCTGGTCAGAACAAAAACCAGAATTTGTAAAGTCATTAAACAAAGCATCTAATAAATATATTAAAGATGCAAGAACAAGAGAAAAAGCTTTTATTAAAGAGCACGGTGATTTTGGAAGATCATATCACTCAACACCTCTAACTGCTGATAATGATTTTTTAGATTTTAGAAATTACATTGGTCAAAAGTCTTGGGAATATTTAGATCATCAAGGTTATGATATGCAACAGTACACAACTATGTTTAGTGAGATGTGGGTACAAGAGTTTGCTAAAAAAGGTGGTGGTCATCATTCAGCACATATACATTGGAACCAACACGTATCAGGTTTTTATTTTTTAAAGTGTAGTGATAAAA